CCACTTGGGCAGTAAGCACCACCTATGCTGTTGGTGACCGTGTAGTGCCTACAACGCCCAACGGGCGGGTTTACGAGTGCCGGGTGGCTGGAACATCAGGCACAACACAACCATCTTTCCCGGCCTACACGGCGTACCACTTCAAGGGATACAGCCTTGAAGACGGCACCAGTAACCCTACCTTGATGTGGGTAGACCAAGGGCCGATCAATGTAGAGCGTTACGATGTCAGGACAGCCACTCGCCAAGCGTGGATGATAAAGGCAAGCCGTTGCGCTAGTGACATCGATGCTAAGGAAGGCACAAGCGATGTGAAGCTTAGCCAACTCAAGGCACACTGCCTAAGCATGGCAGAGCGATATAGACCGTTGGTGTTCGCATGAGTCCAATCCTACGCGCAACTATAAGCGCTGGCATGGTACGCAACCTCTGCCAAGACCGTGTAGAAATACACCGCTTCACCTTGACCGAAGACGGCAGGGGCGGTGCTACTGAGACATGGCGCAAGGTAGCCGAGTACAACGCCAGGATAACCAACCAATCAGACATAGAGAGCATCGTAGGCGGTGGCATCCAGTCATCTGCACAGTGGACGCTGATTGTTGCTGTTAGTGCTGACGTTATGCCGCAGGATAGGGTTTACCGAGTAGGTGATGATGCCAAGTATTACGATGTGATCGGGACAGACTTTGGACAAACAGAACTTTTAGTACAGCACGTAGGGCTAATGGAGCGTACATCATGACAGCATCGGAATGGACTACCATAGGCATCAGCGTTTCAGGTGCTGTTATCTCGTTACTGGTCTACATCATTCAGTTCCTCCACCGTATGGATAAGCGCGGAGCGGTAGACACTGCAACGATCAAAGACCACGGGCATCGTATCGGTAGGCTGGAAACTGCAACCGGTGAACTCAAGACGCAGGTTACCAAGTTGGAGGTCAAGCAATGAACAGCATCAGCATCAAGCGGTTAGTGGTCGTTGTGATCGTGGCTTTTGTAGCTGCGTTTACCAGCGTGTTCGGCGATGGCATCCGTACAAGCGAAGCACACGACCTGAGCGAGCTGGGCGCAGTGCTGGCACTATACGGGAGCAAGGCGGTAGCGGCGGGTGTCTCCGCTGCGGTGTCTAGTGTGCTGGCGTTCTTGACGATGCCTTTTAGCGGTACGCAGATGAACGCTTTGAAGGTGGGCAAATAATGTTTGATTTGTCGCAGGTTGTCATCACTGGACCGGTTGCACCAAACAACGACTGGATTATTACGGGTATCGCTTACGATATGTTCGGCAATCTTCTCGTGGACTTTGGGGAAGGTGTGAGCCTGTACCAGTGGTTCCCGGCTCAACCCGTTGAATGGCAATATGACATTGTCCAGAGATTCGTACCGTCGATGATTATAAGTTTGCAAAATGGAGCGCAACTGTAATGGCGATTTATTATGTGCGACCGGATGGTAGCAACACTAACGCCGGAACAGGACCCGGAGTAAATCAAGCGTGGGCAACCGTTGCATTTGCTCTTGGCGCGGCATCAGGAACTAACCCCGGTTTAGTTGGTGGTGATACGGTTTACATCGCTCCCGGCACATACCGTAATACTGTAACCATTGGCTATACGACACCAACCAGCATGATTACGGTTCAAGGTGACCCGTCATGCTCACAGTTTAGTGGTTTATCTGCTGGCCCGGTTCGTATCACGAATGCTCCAGTAGGTGACACAGCACCGACAAGAGGTTCATTTTTCACAGGTACAACCGATTATTTGACGCTTAGAAATATCCAGTTTGATGGTCTGTCAAACTATTCCACAGGACTAGTAAACTTAACCGGTGGCAACATTACAATTAATAAATGTTGTTTTCAAACCTATACGGACTCTGCTAACGGTTTAGGCACTACTATCACAATCCCAGCAGGTAAAAATAATATAACCATTAGCAACTGTATTTATTTTGTATATTACACCGGCATAAGCATCGGGCTTGCTACGCAAAGTAGTAGCAACTACAACACAAATATACAAATCAATAACTGTTTTATATACAGTCAAGCATCTACTGGGCTTCTTTGGAGTAATACAACAGCAGGTGAGTTTTCTGGTTTAGCCATTAAGGATTCCACTATAATTGGTTACTCTGGTGGTATGTCTACAGGAAGCATTAATCAAGGCACTGGTAATACAGTACTCAACAGTATTCTAAATGGAATTGCTGCTCGTGGTATCTTTCAGTGGAATACAAGCAGTTTGACTGCTACAAATTGTTCAATCATTGGAGCAACATCGTCTACAAATATCACATCAGTAAACTGTAACACCTCAATGCAGTTATTCGATTTGGGTCAATCTAGACTATGGGGTATAGGGCAGGTCGAAACATTCTCACCGCAACAAGGTAGCGTGATGCTCAACGCTGGTACAACCGGCGGTATAGCGAGCGACTTGATGGGCGTAACGTGGTTGACTCCATCCACTCCTACACTTGGAACGCTTGAGCGTAGTAGTACATCCAGTGTTGGTTTCTATATTCCGGCAGAGCGCAACGCATCGACAATCACAATCGCACCAGCAAGCACCTCACAAAGCATCGAACTCTACCTCGGTGCTACAGGCCTGTCCTTTTCCACGAGTGGCCTAGCGGCCTACTACGTCCGCAACCAGTCTGCTCCGGTGGCTATAACACTGGTAACGCAGACAGCGACAGGCGCGTGGTCATCTGGTGGCTTTGCTGAGATATCGTCCTCCCTAGTGCCGGGCGTGTATCGTTTGGATGTTCCTAACGCGGCTTTCGCCGCTGGTGCATCTGATGTTACGATCGTGGTGCGTGGTGCCTCTGGCACGAACGGGGCGGTGCTGACGGTCACGCTGAGTAGTGGTGGCTTGACGGCAGCGCAGACAGCCGCAGCGGTCTTTGATGCTGTTGCATCATCGTACACAACTGCTGGATCAATGGGCGCACGGCTCCTGAAGACAACGGTTGACAATCGTCCTGTGGATGTCGGCACATCAAACCACATACAGGCTAACGTCCACGCGATTGTGGACAGCACAGCAGCTGCATCTGAGTTGTCTGGCGCTCTACTTCACAACGGAACAGACTACATCAGCGCGGAACTCGTGACCCCGGTAACCTCTGCCGCACTGGTACGCATGGGACCTTTTGAGGTCAAGGCTGACGGCTTGGGGGCAAGTGATCCGCTTGACATTCAGAAGGGCGCACAGCACGGCGTAGACATCCAGTGTGTAGACAACAATGGAGCCGGGATAGACATCACCTCTGCAACGGTTACGGCTAAGGTTTACAACAGTGGGGCAACGCTGGTAAGCACTCTTACTTGTACGGCAACCTATGCAGCTGATGGGCGGGCAACGTTCACGCTTACTACTGCGGTAACGAACACTCCGGGGACGTACACAGCAACGATTACACGAACCACCGGGGCATCTGACACGCAGGTATTCGGCCCATTACGCATCTATGTGAGGGATATCTGATGGCTATTATCTTTGATCTAACCGAAGACCCGCAGCAGGTCATACAAGCCAGTGCGTGGGTAGGTGACTGGCACTCCTATGTTGTCCGCTTGGTGGACGAGCTGGGAAGCCCGGTAGACATTACTACCGGTACGCTTTCCGCTACCTTCACCAACATCAACACCGGTGCGGCTTATTCCTTTGGCAGTGGTTCGGTGACCTTGACAAAGCAGTACAGCGCACAAGGCATCCTTAGCGTTCTCAACCCTGCGGCTTACCCGACAGCGGCAAATATCCGGCTTACCATATCCTTCACGGTATCAACCACGGTGCGCCGCTTTGGGCCTTTAGAGATTGAGGTGCTAGCACCATGAGTGTAACCGTAAGCCTGAAGACTACCGGTATAGATCAGTACAAGCGCAACCTGACAAAGATAAACAAGATCGTGGGTAAAGCTGCGGCTGATGTTGAAGCCACGGCAAAGCGAAGCATCAAGACATCAAGCGGCAAGTATCGTGAGTATGACAAGGGGCATTGGTCAAGCCCTCCAGGCTCACCGCCTAACTCCGATACCGGCTTTCTTGCTAACTACATCATGCACCGGATGCTGACGGCTACGAGCGCTGAAGTGTCAGCAATGGCAAAGTATGCCGTACCTCTGGAACTGGGTTGGACATCGAAGGGCGGCAACACCGTACCGCCGAGACCGTTTTTAGATCCAGCCTTACAGCACGTCAAACCGGCATTTGTCAAAGCACTAACCGTGGTGCTGAAGGGTAAGTAATGGCATTTGAACCAGCGGTAATCGAACAATGGATATACGAGACCCTGAGCGGCGATGCTACGCTTTTGGGTTTACTTGCCGTAGACAATAAACCTGATGGCTACCAGATGGGCATCTACAACACCGTAGCGCCACAGACCGACCCGGTAAGCCGTGGACCAGTGCAGGTGCCCTACGTGGTGTTTAGCCGAGCTGGTGCCAGCGGTGATGACGAAGACACCCTGTGCGGCGCTCGTGTCTTCACGTTCCCTAACTACCGAATAACTGTGTGGGATACTGAAAGTGGTGCGATGAGTATGGCGAGAATACAAACCATCATGAATCGCATTGATACACTTTTGGATAATCAAACGGTGACAACCACGACCCCACGGC